CCTTCTTTATAGTCATTTAAAATTCCTATAAATTCTCTTTTAGATATATTGTTAACTCTATCTAATGTATTGTTTAATTCTTTTAATGCCTTTTCTATGTCAGTCATTTTTGTTCCTCCTTTTTCCATTTTTAATATGTCAAACTTTGCTTCTGGGTTAATTCCCTTTTCACAAATTGTTACTTCATGGAGTTCTAACTTATCAATCTCATTATATTCGCCTAATTCTTTACTAGACTTTTTCCTTTTGGATAATGCTTGTCCACCTATACTAAATGAACGGAGAGTTCCTTTTCTAATCCCTCTTGAAATTTCTTTTGCTTTTTCTATGTCGTCTCTTAATTTAATAACAACATAAAATCCTACATCATCTACTTGTGTTTTGTGAAGTGAGCCATGTTTATCTCTATACTTCTCTATTACATCTCCCACTTGAACATTTGAATGATTTGACATTACATTTCTATATTTGGGGGTTTCCATGTATTTTTTAACTGCATCTTGTAAAGCATCTAAGGTTATTAAGTCATTTTGTTTATCTACTATTTCTATTGAAGCATAACCACCAATAACTAAATCATCTGATTTTAATATACTAAAGTTTCCTTCTGTATGAGACTTAAGCAATTGGGCTTCCGACACAACATCACTTCCTGACTTGACTATATGAACGGAGCGATATTAGGCAATTTGCATGGTTAATTTTTTATGCCTATCGTCAGTAATATCCCATATACCTTCATCTTTACTCTCATCTAGCATCTTTTGTTTAACTCCTGTCCAAACAAGCCATTTATCTTGTTCTTTTACAGGTACCACTCTAAAGTGCAATCTAGTATCAAACTTATTACCATCTATTCGATACTCATGATAACCATGTCTTTGTGCGCCTAATGTAATTTCTCCCTTATCTAATAATTTTTCTGCTTGTGACACTTCACCAATTTCTGCAGGAAACTTCCCAGATTTACCAAACAGATTAAAAATGTCTTCTGCATCTTCAATATCAATAACCCAAAGTAAAGTTTTATCATTAACATTTATCACTAATTCAATGTTTTTGTCCTTTCTCATTAGTAATTTAAACTCTCCTGTTTTTGATTCTGAAGACCCTTCTTTTATTAATTTATCCCTATTTGCAGTAAAATGTTTATTTGGTAATCTAATAAAATCATCAAAATCATTCATCCAATTTTGTAACTTTTTAGTATCATTATCCCATAAATCTTCAGTTAAGTTAGGAATATTTTCTTTACAAACTTTCATAATATTAGCAACATGAATTCCCTTTTCATCTTCATCTTCCTTGTGAAGATATTGTTTAATAAAAACTCTAGCCTCCGCAGATTTTGCTTTAGTTATTTCTGTTAGTTGTTGCTTCCACACATCTATATCTACTAAAGCATTCTTTTCCATTAAAGAATCTCCATCAAATCCATAAATTGTAAATCCATCATAATTTGATTTCATTATTATATCAGCACTACCATGAACGCCATCTGTAATTGTATATTTTAATAAGGCATCTTGTACATCATACTTTAAAGATTTCCTTCCTTCTTTTGATAATAAATCTAATGTAATTACTTTTTCTGGAGTGTCCACTTCGGGTATTTCAATTACCTTAGCGGTGTATAAACTATATCCTCCATTTGACCTTTTAACTTCATCTACTTTAACTCTAACAATGTCTCCAACGTCTACATTTTCTTTAGTATTTAATGCTTTACCCACCTTTAAGTAAGTTACACCATTTAATTCTGTACCATTGTATTCTCTTGCTTCTTCTCCGGTTAATGGTCCGACACCCAGAGAATAGGAATAAAGATTGGACTTTGTAGATTTCTTTTCTAATACAATGACATCTAAATCTACATATTTTTTCATTTTAATCCATTTAGGATTCTTTTTAGCCCCCACATAATAGGTGGATTCCAAGTCTTTAATCACAACCCCCTCAGAAGTGGGTAAATCCATAATATCCTTACTATACTTTTCTATTTCTTGTAGTGAATCTGCTATTCTTGTATTTTTCTTTGATGGAAAGGACAATTCATCAGATGAGTGCTGAGACAATTGATAAAATAATGTATTTATTCTTTCTCTTAGAGGATTTTCCATTAGGTTATCACCTTCATGATTTAATACATCAAATACTTTTGCTTTTAGTGTAGCATCTTTGTACTTATCCTTGAAAAGATGAGCAATAGTATCTGCTCTATGTAATGGCTCATCATTATCATATAATATTAATTCAGCATCAAAAATGCTATCCCCAAATTTCTTTGCCTTAAGTTTTTCTGCTACATTTTTACATTTATCTGTAATATCCTTTTTATTGTATGTATATATTTTGACCTTGTTATCTATTTTATGTAATTGTATTCTAATACCATCATATTTTTCTTGAACTAGCCACTCTCCACTAAAGCCTTTTAATTCTTTAATATCATTTACTTCAAAAATTCTATACATAGGTTTATTAGGAGTAATAAATTCAATTTCTGATTTTTCGTCTTTACTTTTCTCAGCCTTTTTAATATCTATTGCTACTAATTTATCCCAATCTTCTTCATTTGAATCTATTAAATAAACTTCCCGTAATAAATTTAATGCTCCCTTAAATTTAGATTTAACTTTAGAAGTGTCTTTATCATCTCCATAATGTTCAATTATGTAAATAGGAATATCACCCATTCTAAGGTCAAGGCCCATAGCCCCCTCGGTTATGGCATCGGGTCTGAGGTCTTTCGCTTCCCATGATGCAGAAGGAATGCTATGCGCGTGTGTGCGTAAGGCATAATGTATAAACATAGCATATATAGTGGGTTCCTTAACGAGTGTTGCTATAACTTCTTCACCCAATTGTTTAGCAAAAGGGTCATTTAATTCATCAGAATTATATCTAAGTTTTTTAATTGAAGCATATAATTCTCTAGCATTATGTGATTCAGGGTCTAGTGTACTTTTACTAAATACAATCTCTTCATCTAAATAACGCTTCATTTCAGTAGTAAAATTGCTAAGTCCATCAAAGTCATTTCTTATTTTTTTAACTGAACTTCGCCATTGTTTACCATACTCTTTGGGGTCTTCTTTCGCAGATAAATACTTATATCTAATGTCCTCATAAAAATCAAGGACACGCTTCGCTAGTCCTGTATTTTTCTTGCGAAAGAAAACTCCAGAATGCGGCATACTTACTCTTTTCCAAAAGGTTCACGAATGCCATCAGGGTTATCTATTGTTTCCTTAGAAGCCTTTGGCTTTTTTAATTTAACAGTCTCACCCTTTGGGTCATCGGCATCAAACGCTTGGTTTGATAACATTGCAATAACCTCAGTAGTTTTATCTTCTGCGGCTTTAATTACTTCTGCCAATTTTTCTTCTTTCGTCACCTTTCGTGGAAATCCATCATCCATTAAAAACCACCTTCTATCCTTGCTACCATATCATTAATTTCTTTCCAATCCATCTTTGATATATTATCTCCATCTATTCCCACATTAGCAACTGTGGGAACTGGAGTATTAACCGTTACAAAACCAGACTTCATTAAAATGTTGTCTTTGTTATACACGGCTTTTTCCAAATCATTCACCTTATTTACTATCTCTTTTAAGAGTAGTAACATTTCATTGTCTTCACTCATCTTTTTCATCTCCTAAATCACCCTTACTCTTTGGATATACCATCCCTCGTAATTGACGATATAGAATCTCATAATCTTTTCGCATTTCTGATGCAGCAGCCACTAAAGCCAAGTTTGTTTCAGAATACTTTTCCATTTTCTTTTTCTCAGACTTAGTTACACCTAATCCATCCAATTCTGAAATTAAATCTCCTAGTTTAGTGAAGTCTTGTCCCATGTATTCCGAAGGTTGCACAGACTGTAACAACTTTTTTATCTTCTTTTTCTTTTTACTATCAACCTTTTCTAACAAAGGGCTATCTGCTTTTCTAATTATGTCTTCCCAACTCACCTTCTCAACTCCTCTAATTTTCGTTCTGCTCTATCTATAACTTCTTGAATCTTTTCTTTTTCATCATCTTCTGCTGTTTCTAATTGTTCTTTTGCATTCTCAATTTCTTCTCTTACTTTATACTTATGTCTTTCTCTTAAAGCCTCAATATTTGGAAGAGGGTCATATTCTGTTTTATAACCTGTTGCGGAATGGGGGTCTTTAACTTGCCTTTTTGAATGTGTTCTTTCTGTAGTAGTTTCTCTTTGTGTTTTTCTGCCCTCTTCTGATTCGGTTAGTGCTTCTCTTTCTTCAGCGTAACGTTGGGCCTCCCATTCTTTTTCGGCTTCTGATTTAGGAGCATTAATCTCTTCGCGCTCCTCTTTATCTCTTTTCCTTCGCTCTTCTTCATTTGCCTCTCTTTCTTGAACATTTCTATCAGCCTGTTCCTTGTAGGTACTATATTCTTTAATATCTTGATTTATTTCTTTGTATTGTTCCATTATTT